GAGTTCAGAGGATTAGCTAAAATTTTTGCTACGTTAGATACACACGAAGTAAAAGCGATAACTATTACAAGTAGTAGTAAAGGCTATCATCTTAATGCTTGGGATTTAATAGGTTTTACAATGGAAGAGGCTTTTGAATATTTAACTAGTAAAGGCTTTAAGTATGTATGAAATGCAAAAAGGTAAAGCACTTGATAAGCTTCCAGGTAAGATTGACTTTGAGCATAAAGAGTATTTAGTCTCAACTAAATTTGATGGTAATAGGATTTTCATAGTTAAGCAAGATGATAAAATCAGATGCTTTACTTCAGACTGGAAAGAGTTTAGTTTTCCTTTAACACGAAAAGGTAAACTACTGGGTGACTTACTTGATAATGGCCTTGACTTTATTATTGAAGCGGAGTTCAACTATAACTCAGTAGGTAAACTAGGGGATAGAGTACATTCAGCTATTCTAACTACATGGCGAACTAACTTTAATAAAGGTATGAATTATGTGTCAGATGATATAGAGCACAGAGTTCAGATTAGAGCTTTTGACTTCTTACACATTGTAGGCGGTTTTACAATAGCTTTTACAGACCCTTATATCCAGAGACTGGTTAATCTTAGTAAAACTATTTTACCTAAGTGTATTAAACCTATAACTACCACTAGAGCTAGTGGTGCAGTAGCTATGGAATTAGCTCGGATGCAAGCTAAGGAAGGGTGGGAAGGAATGATGTGCGTAGAGCCTAATAGCTGGTATACTCCTGGTAAGCGTGGTAACCATATAGTTAAGCTTAAGTATCGTAAAACTGCTGATTTACTTTGTATAGGTACACTAGACGGCGAAGGTAAATACAAAGGTATGATTGGAGCACTAGTTCTTAAAGATACTAAAGGGCGCCAAGTTAGTGTTGGTAGTGGATTAGATGATAATGACCGGCTTAAACCTAGAGACTGGTATACAGGTAAGATTATTGAGATTGAGTATGAGCAAGTACTTGATACTTATATTCAACCTACTTTTGTACGAGTAAGAGACGATAAGCAATTGAGTGACTAATGAAAGAGTCTCTAGTACAAGCTAAAATTATCAAGCACTTACAAAATAGACTTGCTTATGTAGTTAAAGTTATAACTGCTAGCAAGGCAGGTGTAGCAGATTTACTAGTCTGCTATAAGGGTTTATTCATAGCTATTGAGGTTAAAGCACCAGGTAAGCTAGGTACTCAATCAGAGTTACAGAAGGCTAATGCCACAATGGTTAGGGCAAGCGGTGGGGCGAGTTTATTAGTTGATAATTTACAAGACGTGGTCGCATTCTTTGATAGTTTAGACAGCCAACATTGAGAAATATTAGTCTTGACTAGATTGACTCAAGTCAAGACTGATAAAACTCGTTTATGGGCCTCCTGCACATTAAATTAAGTTTAAAGGGTTAATATGATTGAAGCTCGTGATTACCAAATTGCTAAAGCTGAAGAATTATGGGATATATTAAAAGCTAAGGGCTATGTATATCTAGCTGGTAAGCCTAGAAGTGGTAAGACACTTACTGCTATTTTAACTGCTGAGAAATCAACTAAGATTAGCTCAGTATTAGTATTAACTAAAAAGAATGCTATAGATGGTTGGCTTATGTTTACTAAGGGTCGAAAACATAAGTATCATGTTACTAACTATGAGCAAGTAGGTAGTATAGATGGAGCAAGATATAATCTAAAGCTTAAACCTAGTGACTATCAACTAGTTATTATAGACGAGTCTCACAACCTAGGTGCTATACCTAAACCGTCTGGTAGAATTAGGTTAATTCGTAGGCTATGCTGGGAATTACCACATATTCATCTAAGCGGTACAGCTATAGTTGAGTCACCCTGCTCTATATTTCCTCAGATGACTATATCTAAGTATAATCCTTTTCCATATAAAAACTTTTATGACTTTCATAAAGTTTATGGAGAGCCTTACTTTATTAAAGTTCATGGTAAAGATATGGCGCAATATGATAGAGCTAAGCCTGAACTACTAGCTAAGATTAACGAATTTACAGTCTATATGACGCAAGAAGATGCTGGTATCGATAAGTCACTACAGGCAGAGGATAAACTACACTATGTAGAGCTATTGCCTGAGACTAAAAAGCTATATAATTACCTACAAGAACACCAAGTTCTTGAGTTAGAGAAAGGTCTTATTATAGCTGATACAACTATGAAACTAAGAACTAGTTTACATATGCTTGAAAGTGGCGTAGCTAAGATTGAAGATGCCTATATTGAATTAGGTAATACTGAGAAGATTGACTACATTAAGAATACTTTTGGTGATAGTGATACACTAGGTATCATGTGTCACTTTATAGGTGAAAGGTTGCTACTTGAAAAGCATTTTAGAAAAGCTAAAATCTATTCGTCTAATGCACATAGCGAAGGCGTTGACTTATCTCACCTCAGTAGTTTTGTTATACTTAGCTCTGACTATTCAGGAGCCAAGTTTATACAACGTAGAGAAAGAATTATTAATATCAATGGTAGTAATACTCTGCTTGTTCACCATATCTTGGTAAAGAAAGCTATTAGTGAACAAGTCTATAAAAGAGTAAGCAAAAAGCAAGACTTTAATAATGAGACTTATGAGAGAGCTAAAATTTAGCTCTCTATTTCTTTGGTCGTTTACTCTTGCATCCCATCTTCAGCTCCTTTAAGATTTTTATAAGCTTCGCCAAGGCCTAAAGCACTAAGTATAGATAAAGCATCCCATCTATACTTAGTAGGCATACCTAAAGTATAAATATCTGGTAAATCTGGTATTTTTCTTTTAAAGTCTTCATACATTTGCTTTACTTTCTCAGGGCCTGTTTTACTGGCATCATCTAAATAGCTTAAAACACCTCTTTTTTGTTTACTAGGTATTGTATCTATTTTATATAGTTCTTCCCTAAACTTAGTTAAGTCTATAGTAGGTTTTAATGACTTTCCACTTTTATCTTGCATAGTAATAACAAAAGATTCAGGGTTAAATAGCTCTTTTTTAACTTCTTGCAAAGTTTTTATAAACCTATCAGAGACTCTATCTTCGTTGTCATTACTAAATTTTTGCAAATCTCTCTTTTTCATATTCCTTAAATTAACTACTAGGTCATCAATATCAGCAGGTAGTACTAAATCCATATTTTCTAGATAACCTCTAGCATATTTATAGGCAGACTCTTCATGCAAAATTTTTGGATTTCCTATTAGCGCTCTAACAGCTTCATCCACTGGAACTTCTGTTTCTTTCCCTATTACATGCTTAATATCTAATTTTAGGCCTTCTTTATCTAGTTCTTTACGTATCTTAGGTAATATGCCAGTATTAAGGTCCCTATAAATTTTACTCACGTCAGTACTTCCAGTTAAGTAATTAGCTGACCTTGTAATAGGGATAACCATAGTATCATGGCCATGTTTAATAGCTTGGTCAAGAGCATCAACTATTAGTATCTTCTTTACATCATTGTATGAGACACCTGTTCTTGCTGTAAAATCTTTTAAGTATTCTGGTGGTTGATTTTGGAAAAAGTCTGATTGTACTTCATCAAGTCTCCATACTTTTCTACCATCCATTATTCCTTCATATTGTCTTGACCAACCAAATGAGTTAACAACATTCTCAAAGTGGTCTTGCTCTACTTCTCTACCAGTTTCACCGCGTAAGTGCCTAATACTATACTTACTATCAGGTATCATACCTTGGCTATTATAAGTTATATCATTATATGTATAACCTTGCTTAGTCTCATTAGTCACTTTTAAGTTACGCATTCTAGCGGCACCAGCAAGAGTATCAATAGATATTTTACCATTTTCTAAATACTTATCGGACCTAAGAATATCTCCTATAGAACCTTCAATTTCTCCAGCGGATACTCCTTCACGTTCTAATAACTTTTTAATAGTTTCAGGTTTAAAAAACATATTTTCACTTTCAGGACCACGAGTATTAGCTTTAATAATCTTATTAAGAGCAGTTTCAAGCTTACTGTTAATATCTATGCCAACGCCAGTTTTAGTAGAATAGCCACTAACTGCTTTAGGTTTAGCAGCATTAAGAGCTGCTCTCTCCTCAGGCGAAACTATAGAGCCATTAATAGCTTCTTTTAGTAAGATATTACATTTCATTCGCAGTCCTTTATCATTTCTTTCATTTTATACTTAAGAATTTTATCAGCCTCTTCTTTAGGGAGTCTAACACCAAAGTCTGCTTGAATACGCTTGATAAGAATATCAGCTTCTCTTCTTATAATCTTATCTATCCTAGCTATATTAGCTTCGCGCTCTTGATGCTTTAGCTGACCTCTAGCATTATTAAGTATCCTATCAAATCTGGCGTTATCCATATACTTGGCTGCTTGCTCAACTATTTTAGCGTTATCAACTTCTTTAGAGGTTGCTTGCCAAATAAAGTCAGAAATAATGTCATCAGTGCTATCTTTCATAATAGCTGACGTTGGGTCACCAGCTATGGTACCCTTAGTAGTAGCATAAAGAACATCATCTAAGCTATCTAGGATACGTACTGGCTTATCAACAGGCTTACTCCAAGTTAATCTAGGTGGTGCTTCCTTACCATAAAGCTCTTTCATTTTAGCTTGTCTACCTGCATACTCTTGACGAAGTTGTTGAAGTAGTGGGTCAAAGTTAAGTTTATCTCTAAAACTTCTTTTGTCCTTAGGTAGAGCTCTCATCATATCATTAATAGCTTTATTACTAATTGGATTTTCTAGTAATGAAGCTGTATGCTTAATAAGAGATAAGGCATTAGCTTGGTCACCTGGAACTAATTGCTTTATATAGTTAAAAACACCAGATGCTACCTCATACTTTAATCTAACAACAGGGTCAACTGTTAAATAAGATTGAAACTTAGGTATCTCAATATTACCAGAGACTTTAGCTAGATTTACATCGTTCTTAAATACTTCAGCCATGCGGTGAATAGTTCTAACTGTCTGTTTAGCTTGTGGTGAAGACCACCGCATCTTCTTAACTTCTTGGCTAAGCATTGGGAAGTTAACTGCTCTATTACCACCAACTTTACCAGCAGTATACTTCTCAGTCATCTCATTGAGGATAGCTCCATCAACTCTATTTCTAACTGCTTTAGGTAGTTTATCAACTACTTCAAAGAAGGTATTATCACCAGCGGATATGTACTTAGATAATAGTTTAACAACTCTATCCTCGTCTAGCCCAGGTCTAGTAAGAGCTTTATAGAGAATATTATTCTCCATCTTCTTCATAGTACTATACTCACGCTTAGCTAATTCCCAGCTATTTAGCCATTCTTTACTACTTGGTATATAAGTCTCTGCGCCTCTTTTAATCTCATCATCTATAGACTTTAAAACAGTCTCTAGAGAGTTAGCATCACTTTTAGATAAGTTACCAGCACTAAACTTTACATCATTAACTGCTTGACGCAAATCTATTAAATCTGTGAAGCTTCTACCTTCTGATATATCTCTAATCCTAGTCATTAAGCTAGCAAATCTTTGGTCAATGACTGGGTCTTTAATATCAGAACCAATTTTAGCTAGTAATGGTTGAAGTCCTGTAGCATCATAATCAAACTGATAGCCTTGGGTAAACTCATCGCCAGAAGTTTTTACCTTATTATAAAATTGCTTTACTTCACTTGTATAAGTATCTAAGCCAGTCTTCAAAATAGCTTGGATATTATCAGCTGCTAATCCTTTTGTCCTAGCTAACAAGTCTTGCGCACGTGTAAAGATTTGCTTAGCAACGTTAGCACTAGCCTTAGGGTCTAGCAAGTTAGCTTTATCTATAATGTCTTCGCCACCCTCTTTTGTAAGAGCTAATACTTTAAGTACTTTTTCTTTCTCTGTACCTTCAACTTGCCCAGCTAAATTTTCAAATGCTTTAACTAAGTTAGTAGCTTCTTCAGATGATACACCATAGTGATTAAGTGCCATCTCATAGGCACCATCAATATTGCCATTAGTAACTTGGTTATAGACGCCCTTAAGCCACTTAGCAGTACTTGCTACTGGCTTAAGTACTGCAGCACCAACAGCAGTAGCTGCAAGGTCAAAGATACCTGCTTCGACCATCTGGTCTGTAACTAGTTTACCTTCTACTTTCTTAACTAAATCAATCTGATTAGTTAATATATCACCACCTCTACCTAGTGATGCTCCTGCTGAACTACCAGCAACTGCTCCAACAGGACCGGCTACCATAGCACCGGCTATACCACCTATAGTTGCTCCTGCAGTTTCTAAGCCACTTTTCTTTAAATCAAGAAGTAAGTTACTATCTACTGGAACTATTACGCCATCTTTCTCAACAGTGAACTCACCAGAGGCAACATCATAAATAGGATTAGTAAAGCCTTTACGAGCTAATTCATTAACTACTTCTTGCTTAACTTGCTCTGTTTCTCTAGCAGCTTCTTCTCTTGCTTCTGGGTTCCAAACACCTCTAACCTGCTTAAGCATAGTAGAGTACTTGTTATGAATATTTTCGACACTAGCTACAACATCTCTACCTTCAGTTTTAACTTGCTGAAGTGCTTGACTTTGTGCTTGCTCTTGAGGGGCAATAGTAGCTTTAACATCTTCATTATAGATTGTTTCAAACTTTCCTGGGGTAGCTTTACCAAAATCTATATCTATCATTCTATCTGGTGTAGCATCTAGTAGCTGTGCATCTTCAGGCAACGTATCAAAAGACATAGGTTCCAATAGCTGTGCATCAGCAGGTAGTGTATCTAAAGTCATTAGTATCCTCCACTGTTATTTACTGCTTTAGTTGGCGTCATTTGGCCAGCAACTTGTCCTTGCATCATAGCTTGAGTGGCTGGGTTACCACCTGAAAGCATTTGTGCAGTCTCTTCCAAAATACTAGATATTTCAAGAGTATACTTGTTCTTAATATTTTTAACAGCTAAATTAGCTATTCTAAAGTAGCCAGCTGGGTTAACTTGAGATAGCATATTACCCATTGGGCCATTAAGAACTTGTTCTAACATTAGCCTATTACGCTCGTCTTCATCGTTATAAGCAACACTTTCTACTGTTACATCAGCTTTAGTAAATGCTATCTCAGTATCTCTATAAGGTATTGGAGCCATAATAATATTACCATTCATATCAACCATAGGTTTATTATTTTCAGGGTCAATAACTTCTTCTAGAGCATATTGCATCTCAGGCATACCGTTAGGTAAAACTCTACCAGTTGGTAACTGAATAGGTTTATTAATTTCAACCCACTTCATACCTTCATAGTTATCGGCAATTCTAATTACATCATGGGCTGTGAAGTATTGCTTAACTAAGTTCATAATATCCCAACCAAGTAATCTATAAAACTGTTCTACTTTACTAGTAATATATCTAAGTGCAACAACAGAAGCATTTTGCTGTAACTTAACTTTAGTACCACTATCAGAAGCATAAGCCATACCTAAGAAACTATCATTAATAGATAAAATTCTTTGTATTCTATCTAACGCTCTATCTATAATAGTGTACTGGTCAAGAACTTCCCTAGTTAAGTTTTCTATCTTAATACCAGCTAGTGACTTAACTGGAATAACAGCATTAACTCTGTTAAACTGGTCAGTAAAAGACGCTAAGTTTTCTACTGCTCCTATTTCAACAAAGGCTTTTTGAGTATTAACCATTAGTTGAATTTTAACTAAAGCTTGATTAATAGCATGCTGAGTTTCAACTACTTCTCTAAACATACCGTAGTATTCAGCCTTATTACTAGAATGAAGCTTATGTAGCCGATAAGGATTTTTAACTTCTTTATAAGTAATTTCTTTCTTACTTAAGATAGTATCACCACTCCAGTAAATTGACCAAGTCTTATCATTATCATCTTTAATAATAGTATGAACTATTA